CCTTGTAACGAACGTTACCTGTATCAAAGTCACCATCCATAGATGTAGACAATGGAGTACGTTCAAAGTGCTTCATGCCGTTAGGAACATCAGTTGTTAAGAAGTAAGCGTTTGTATCTGTCAAGAAGTGGTTAATTGCGTAACCTTCTGGGATAGAACCGTTATTCTTAATTGCATTGATATCATTATCAGCTGTACCAACACGTAGTTCAGTTTCTAACAAGCGAGTTGCAACGAATTGCAATGCTGGTGGAACAACTAATTTACGTGGTTGGGCAGCGATCAAGAGACCACGCTCATCAGTCCAAGCTGCGATTTGAATAACTGCATTTTCCAATGAAGTTTCATTCAAGTCTGTTGGAGTTGATTGAGTGTTGCTGTTTGTACCGCCTGAAACAAGAGGATGAGCTGTGTTAAATAATGAAACACCATCACCACCGTTGTATGAACCAGAAGTGTTGAAGCCATTATTAAGAACTGCAGCAGCCTTAACTTGTTTTGTGTAAGCCATAGCGCGAGCTAAAGCCTTTGTGTAACGTGCTGATAAAGTATCATACAAGTTATCTTCTACAGCTTCTTCAGTTAAGCTGAAGCCAAGAGCGATAGTTTGATGATTGTATCGAGCAGTCCAAGCTTCTTGAGCATTGTCATAAGCGATAGCTGTACCTTCGTTTTTGACTGGTGCTGCTGAGAAACCTGATAGTTTTGTTTCTTCTTCGAATGAACGTTCTGATGTTTCTGTTTCATAAATTTCTTTATGTTCTTCACCATAACGTTTGTATTCTAGACCGAACAATGCGTTCAATCCTGGTAATAGCTCTTTTAGGAGCTGTGCACGTGAAATAGCCATGTTCTTTTCTCCTTAATTAAGCTGTGTAATTAACGCCGGTAAGGGCAGTTAACTGTGGGTTGTTGACTTTAACAATTACTTCTGGGTAAAGCACTGTAGAACCTGATGTGTAAGCTGTGTCAGGTACAACTGCAACTACTCTCCATGGTAATGTTGTTGCTGAACCAGTACCAGTACCAGGGATAACGCATGATGATTGTGCATTGCCTGTTGTTGTAGAACCTGTACCGTTTTGGATTTCAGCTAAATTAGAACCAACGATAGTTGCGTTAGCACCAACTACTACTGTAGGAGCGCCTGAAGCTGTTAATGCTACTTTAAATTCAGCTGTAGGATCAACTACTACGTAAGCAATAGCGTTAGTAACGCTTGTACCTGGGTAGTATTGAGCTTGAACTGTTTGACCTGATGAATTAACATATTGGCAGCCCATAAAAACACCAATAATAGTGCCTGTAGTTGTTGCGCCTGATAATTCGAGTGTACCACCCGCTACGATTTTTACTGAAGAACCGTTATAGATTGGGGTATTGTAAGATCCGCTGATTGGATACTGTAAAGTAGCGCCAGCGTATGGAATACCATCATAACGATTAATCGGATCAAAGCCATAGGGAGTGTTTACGGTTGGATACGCCATAATAATCTCCTTAAATATTTATATTAGTTACCTTTACCGAATGATGTCGTAGACTTCTTGTCCGCAAACAATGGCATACGAGGATCATTCTGTTTCATAAAGCTGTTGTCAACTGCATCGGCTTGCTGTTTTGCTTGATTTTCATAGTAAGCTTTACGTTGTCCAACAAACTCTTCTGGGATCTTGCAAAGTAATAATCCACCAATTTCAATGCCGTCTTTAAAACGAGAATTTTGGTCGATCATTAACTTCATTTCAGGGTGGTCCGCTAATTTAACGGGTTCCCATCCTTCACGCATTCTTGTAGAAACATTTAGATTATCAGCTTCGTTTAATAAACTTGTACGAATCCAGCGATATGCCCAACCTGGTTGCTTTTTAAATTCAGGCAATAATGATGCAGGTTTCCAGCTATCTGGTCTTACAAATTCACTTCTTACTTCTTGTTCACGATCTAATCTTTTATCATCCATTTGTTTTCTCCAATTTTAAAGTTTCTCTTGCATATTGTTCCGGTGTTAGTCCAAATTTTTTGGCTAACGCTACTTGTGTCTTCGTCAATCGTACTTTTTTAGGCGCGGTACTACGCGTTGCCGGAGCAACTACATTCGAAGGTTTAGTGCGCTGGGCGGGTTGGTCCTCGTCTAGCGTTGCATCCCCAAAGTATTCTGGGAATCGTTTTTGCATCGTACCATCGATACGACGATAATAATCGTCAGATGCGGGATCTATGCCGCTTCTAACTAATTTTTCATGTAGACCAAGCGCTAAGCTAGTCATTTCCTCGTCTTTACCAAACCAGTCATTCTTTTCTTGCCAAGCAAGAGCTTTATTATCTGGTTTAAACGCAGGGGTTTCGTTTTGTTGTATATATACCTCTTTTTCATCGTTTTGTAAAGAGGTTTTATACCTAGGTTGGTATGATTGCGCCTGAGATAAACGATATTGTGCATCATTCATTTTTTGTTGCGCTTCAATAATCTTTTCAGTATCACCAGAATCATAAGCTTCACGATAATCACGTTTAGCTAGACTTAACTGATGTTCCAACCCATTTTTAAGTGTTTCAAGATATGTTTCTTCACCAGAACTTAAAGAAGTTTTTAACTTCTTGTTTTCATCTGCAATTTGTTTAGCAAATGCAATAGCTTCCTGGCGTTCACGGTCTGCAGATTCTTTAGCACGTCTTTCGTCGTGATAAACTTTTCTAAGCTGAGCCATGCGAGTTTTAACTCTTTCAGAATAATCATCTAGATTATCTTTTTCTAATTCTTCTACTACTTCTTTAGGTAAGGGTTCTTTACCTTTGTCAGCAGCTGGGGTATCGTCTTCAATTTCAAGATCAAAATCATCTGCCTTTGCTTCAACCTTAACTTCTTTTTTAGGTTGAGCTTCTTTAGGACTTATATCAACTTCTGTTTCATCATTTACTTTATTACCTGTCGTGCCTGGAATTTCATCATCGTCTGGATATTCAAAGACAATGCCGTCCTTTTTTTCTGAAGCCATTTAATTCTCCTTATGCGCGAGTATAGCCACGAGGATCTTCAACAACCCCCTCGACTGTATCGTCGTTAATAATGCGGAATTCTCTTCCGTGGATTTTAAATCTTGTACCTGCGTATGCACGTGTCAAAACAAAATCACCCTCTTTACACCATGGACCTGTAGGAAATCTGACTTCATCTTTATAAGCTAAGTCACCTACTTTTACTACAAATAAAACTACAGTTGATAATTCTTCAGTAGTTCTAGTTGAATCTGCTTTTACTATACCACCTTGATATGTTTCCGCAGCATCAGGAATTGCACAAAGTATCTTGTATCCTTTAGGCTCTGGTAACTGTAAACCACGTTCTTCAATAGGTATATCTTCTGCATCTACATCTTCAATTTTTGGAACAATAATTGGTCGACCATTTGCATCTACCAAATTTTTATTCATTGTGAGTATTTGATCACTCATCGTCATATGTCTCCATTCTTTGTGCAAGGTCTTTAATTAAACTTTCTGCGACGGATAGACCTCGAATATATCCTGCCATATTTTGGTACGAAGCAAAATCTTTTGCTGCTCCGTCTCCTAAATTATTTAAAACTGTTTTGCGCTGATCCTCTATTCGAGACAATAATAGCTCTAGCGTTTGGTCCATTTAGTTACTCCTCTGTTGGTTGGGGTATTTCCTCTGGTTGTGCTTGTTGTTTCATCATTTGTTGCAACTGCATAGCGTGATCTTTATCCTTCATAGCACTAGCATGATCTTGTGAGTTTTCAGTTTTTAATAAATCTAAACCTAACTCAACTCCACGCGCATGTTGAGTAGCTTCTAATTGTTGTTGATCAAGCATAGCTTTTTGACCAAGTTTAGCTCCTTCAATTCTTTCTTGAGAGTCAATCTTTTCTTTATCAAGAATCAATCGTGCTTTATCTAACTCAATATCTGCTTGAGTTTTTTGGGCTTTGATTTGAACTTCTTGTTGTTTGATTGCCAACTCTTGTTGTTGCATTTGAATTAACGGATCTTGTGCTTGTTGTTGTGCTTGTTGTTGTGCTACTTCTTTTTGATTCAATTGTAATAATTGTTCTGCAGCTTGAGCAGTTAATTTAGATAATTCTACTTCTACAGTTTGTGGAAGTTCATCATCGGGTGCTGGTAATGATGCACCTAATTGTTTTTCAATCTGTTGTCTATAAGCAAACGCTACATGTTCATTAATATGAGCCATTGCAGCTGATTGTATTTGTTGTGCCATCGGATTCTGACCAATCAGTTGCGCCATTTTTGGATCTTGAATTGCAGACATATGTACTTTAATATGTGCTTCATGATCTTGATATAAAAACGCTTTAACAGGTTTACCATTAATGATTGCCATATTTTCTGATACAGGATCTTTAGGCTTTTGATCATCCGCTGTAGGTATAAGTTTACCAATGTTCTTAACACCTAATACTTCAAGCATTTGTTTATTAAGTTCTGGTAAGTCATAAATTTGTGGATTTTGTTGTGCCATTTGCATAACTGCTTGATATTGCACAACCTTTTGAGACATTGTAGCTGCGTTAGGATCTGATACCGGTATAACATCACAGCAATCATAATCAGATTGTTTAGCACGTCTATCACCTACTTCGGGTTCGTATGAATACTCTTCAGGTGTGTAATCTTTAATGATACCCGCTAATAATTTAAACTCTTGTTTCATTGCATAATAGATACGAGCTTGAACAGCGGACATAACTTTTAATGTACGTTCTAATATAGCTAATGTAGTTCCTACTGGTGAATTAGCACTCATATCAGATACTTTCATATCTGCAGCAGAAGCAAACCTTCTTCCTTCATCAACAATTTGATTCATTAATTGATTAAGAACTTGTGATGGCTCTTTATAAGGTAATGGTAGAATGTTATCTCTGATAGCACCTGATGGTACATCTACATCTCTCCATTCACCTGGAGCAATCGGAGTATCATCACCTTTGATACGAAGTCCTCTTGACTTCATACCACCTGGTAGGTTTGATAGAGTACCTGCGTCTACAAGTTGACGTAAGATCATAGTACCTGATTTGGCAAAAGCACCTATCAAATGGATCAAGCCGAAGCAATAAAAGCCAAAACCTGGAATATAGCCATAATGTACAAAGTGTTGACGTTTTAATCTTTGTTTATCATCTGGCTGCCAGTTACGACGTATCGCTAATATTTCTCCTGTACCATGTTCAATAGTTACAACATAAGGAAGTGCTATACCATCGTCATCATCACCATTTTCTAAATCTAAGTTAACATGACATTCTAAAATTTTAAAGCGATCATCTTCTGATGAGTTGAATCCCATCTTTTCTGCAATTTTCTTTTCAGCTTCATCAGTGTCATGAGATGGCTCACCTAAATCTATATCTCTATAGAAGCCAGCCACTTGTAATTTACGAATCTCATTTTTAGTTTTACGCATAACGTGCGTTACACGTTCAGCTGTTTCTAAGTTTGATGCTCCATAAGGTACAACAATATCTTCAGCTGTCACATACATGGATACTTGACGATCAAGAGAAGGATCAAAGTAAACTTTCTTGAACGCATTACCTGCTAATCCTAGTCCCCATAACATTCTTTCATGTTCTGGACGATACTCAGGCATCTTCTCTGTTAACTGATAGTTCATATCTTCTTTAACACGAAGCGCTGCATCCATTTTCTCTGGAGTTTGTTTACCTATCACTTGGGTTTTAACTGGACCTGCTGCTGGGAAAGTTTCCATCATGGTTTCTGCTTGGAACTTAACTAACGCTTCAGTCATAAGCGGATGATACACGTTACATGCACCTGGCCATGGTTCTGTTCTATCTTCTACTTTAAGACCTAGTAGTTCTAGACCTTCAACATATGTATTTAACCAATCTTTTCTAGATTCAATGTCGGTTCTAAACTCACCCATCAAATCACCAGACAATTCTACTAATTGTCTTTCATCCATATCTTCTGCTAAGTTATCATTGAACTTATCTGCTTTTTTATCTTTACCTGGCACAATGGTAATCTCCATACTGCCATCATCTAATGTGACTGAATCAGGATTCTCAATCTCAATACTCATATCAGGTTGAGCCATTGCTAATTCTTCAATACCTTGAGGAGCTTGACCTACACTTTTATCTATTGCCATAATTTATCCTTAAACTAAATACAACTTATTCCTAGAACTTCTGAACCCTGGTATATCTTCAGGTTCATCATTAGGTAATCTAATGAACCCACCTTGTCTAAATCTCATCAACGCCATTGTAGTGCTATCCACTTGGTCATCGTTAGCACCTGATGGGAAGTCATTACATTCCTCAATCAGTTCGTGTGCCCACCTTCTATCCGGAGCCCACACTATACCAGATCTGAAGAGATCTGCCACGGAGTTAACGCGGCTAATCTTATCTTGACCTTTTCCAGGTGTAAATTCTCCTAGCGGAATACCCATCCTCCTCATTTCCTGATAGAGAGCGGCTCCGTTAGATTTCTTTTCTACTATGAGTGCGTCGGGTTCCCATTCCTTATACTCTTCTAAAACAAGTTCTTTTAGTTCAGGAAACTCTAATCTTTGCTTTATAGCATTTAATAGTATTATATTATAATTATTGGTCTCTTCGTTAAAAAAGACACCCCACGTAGTTAACGAATTATAATCCGCTCTCGTATTAGCTTCTTGTGCAGCATCAAGAGACATGATTGTAAACTCACAACTTGGTGGAACTTCGTCCTCCCATATCTTCCACCACTCGCGCTTGATAAGAGCACCTTCTTCTGAGACTGGGTTTTGTAAGTATTGAGCATTCCAGTATCGTACATCTAGTGCTGCTTTCTTTGCCTGTAATTCTTCAAGTGGCCAAAACTCAGGCCAAAGACTTTCTTCTTCGCCTGCTTTGTTTTCAATAATTGCTGGAAATTCAACAACTTCCCAATCGTCAACTCCGTCTTGCTTTATCATTTGGTTAACTATTTGGCCGGTCAAGTCTAGCTTAGACCACCTAGTCATGACTACAATGATCGCACCGCCAGGCATAAGACGTTGAATTGGACCAGACTGAAACCACTCCCAAGCAGGCAGAAAAACATCCGCTCGTCCCAATTTGGCGTCTTGCTCGGAATGTGGATCATCAATGATAAACAAATCAGCCCCGCGACCAGCGAGGGCACCACCAACACCAATAGCAAAATATTCTCCATTATGATTTGTACCCCAACGAGATGCTGATTTACTATCTGCTTGAAGTTCTACGTTAGGAAATACATCTTTATAAGCATCACTACCAACCAAGTTACGAACGCGCCTACCAAAGTTAACAGCAAGATCAGCGGTATGAGACGCCATAATAATTTTTTTATGAGGATACTTTCCCAAAAACCAAGCAGGTGCGAGATATGAGATAAGCTCAGACTTCCCGTGTCGCGGCGCAATATTGACAATAACTCTTTTCTTTTCTCCGTTGGCAATAGCTTCAAATATTTTTGCAAGTCTTCTATGATGATTCCCTACTTTATATCCTGGGTATACATGATCAATAAATTCTAAAAATGTTTCTTGTCTTTTTTCAATAGATTGAGTTTTTTCTAACTCATTTAACTCTGCAAGTAACTGTTGTTGTTCATGCGGAGGCAATACACTTATGTTAGCTAACGCTGTATCTAAATCAGCATCAGTGATGCCTGCTATATCTATAGGCATATTATTCTTTTGATTCTGTTACATTAACGGCATCGATAATTTCAAATGATGTATCGATAGCTGCTGTCTTACCAAGAATTTTAAATAGTTTATTTTTAATTTGAGCTTGTAAATCTTCTTGGCTTAAATTCTTAACTGTAATTTCTGTTTTTTCAGAGAATAAACCTACATCACTAATCTTACCAAGTAGCTCTAATGCTTTTAATCTGTGTCTTGGATCTGATAGTCCTGCATCTTCTATAAGTTTATTTGTAACAAACCGTCTCAACTGGACGGCTTCTTGTACAACTTGATGATCATAGTCCGATAACATCATAAATAGATGTTGAACTGTAGCCGGAGTAGCTAATGCCTTATTAACTGATGCATTTAATGTATTTTTAGCTTCAGGATCAGTAAATTGTTTAAATAAATCAGCAGCTTCCTGTTTTTCTTGTGATGAAACGGGGATTTCAGCACCGCCTTCTACTAAAACTTTAGCAGTTGCGGCCACAACCTTAACTTTTCCATCAAATGTAGTAGGTTCTTCTGCCTCAAAGTCATCAGGCAGTGGTTTATTAGTGTCTGGTATGATTTTTAATGCCATAAAATGTCGCTGTTTACATCCTAGAAATTTATTTGCAGCTATTGCGGCCAATATATATGAATTTGTTATATTAATCAAGCGCTTTTTTGATACAATGAGTTATGAAAACCACTCTAACAAAAAAGAATTTAGAGATACTCTATAACATGGCATGCCAGATGGCGCCTTTCGATAAACTTCCTATGCCTAAGTCTCATAAAGTTAAGTTCAAAGTCATAAAGAATCCTGATATCTATGGTTGCTTTGACGAAGAAGAGATGGAAATTCAAATAAGTTCTAATGCATGTGGTCATTTCACCACTATATTTCAGACTCTTCTCCATGAGATGGTGCATCTAGCTCTATATGTTCGGGGTGATGATGACTTCCATTTGCATGGTGATAAATTCCTCCGTATTAAAGCAGTCTACTCCGAGTTATACAACTTCGACCCTAAAGCAATCTAACCCGTTTTTTTAAATTTTTTATAAAAATTTTTTTGATATACCCTTTTCTTTTAATAGGGGGTGGGTCCGCAGATTTGATAGTTATTGCATGTCTGGTAGAAAGTCGAAAAACCCAAACTTACTATATCCTCTGAAGTCGACTTAACCGAATCCACCCATTTTTAAATAATATCATATCGTTTATGCAAAGTTCACTGTACGCGCGCCTGCGTGTACCTTATTATATATTGGGGTCATGGGGGTATGGTGGGTCATTAAACTTGACATTGTCCAGACTTCGTGCTATAATGCTGTTATGAATTGATGATTTCATTAATTCATTTTGTGAATAGCTAACTCAATCGTGAACTATTCACAAGTCTTTTAACTTAACTATATGAGGTAATAATATGTCACAAATAAACAAAGAAGTTAACACTGCTGTAATAGTATTAAGTGCTGTTCAATTAGTAGAGGTAGACAAAGCCGTTAACTTATTGGCACAAGCCAACGGCGCAGAACTTAAGAAAGCTGAACTTATTCACAAGGGTTCAAAGATTGTAAGTGCATTATTAGGTGAAGATGTATCAATTGAAGTATGGAAGTCAGTCTATGCAGAAATTGAAAATAGGCTAGTCAATGCTAAGAAAATACTGCCTTCTACTGCTAAGAACTATCTTAGTGAAATTACTAAGATTTTAAAAGGGCAGGGTATTGAAAAGCCTAAGTCACAAGAACGAACTGCCTTAATTAAGTCAGCTAAGGCACAAGCCCTTGAAAAGAAGTATGAACATCAAAGCATTGAAAATCTTAGCAAGTCATTAAGCCAATTAATTGGTAAAACTGACAAAGCAAGTATTGATCAATTCAAAGAGGTTTCACAAGTCATACTTAAAAAGCAAACAAAGGCACAAAGCGCAAGTACTAAACAAGCCAAAGAAGCACAAAGCGCATTTACTAAGCGTTTCATGGACAAAATGAAATCAATTGTAAAAGATCAACCTGATTTTGCGCTGTACCTTGAAACCAATCTAGCACAATATGAGATTGACTTCAAAGCATCACAAAGTTAACTAAGTAATAAATAATTAAGGCGCGAACTGTAAAAGGTTCGCGCCTTTTTTTTCGCCCAAATTTTGTGGCGACCGAATTATGACCGTATAAAAAAAGTAGGCGAGGATAGTAAGTGAGAACTAAGTTAACTTCGTGGCTACATGTTTATAGGTGTTATAAAATTACACGCCTATCTTATAAAATTACAAGGGTATGTAATTAAATATAATAATCAATGACTTAACCCACTTGACTTTGTCTACCTAGTGTAATTTTACTGTATAATCAATGACTTAGGAAATTGAGCATAAAAAGGCAAGTGATTGATTTATATATAGTTTTTATAAAATTACAAAATTACACGCTAAAAAATTATTCCCCGTCTGGAAAATTTGTTTTTACTATTTTAACTTTGTGGCTAACCTGTTTTTATTTTTTCTTGCCTTCGTTCCCCAGCCTCGCGCAATGCCGTTTTTGATGTAATTTTGTATTATTACTGAATAATCAATGACTTAGCTTGTAATTTTATACTTGACAAAGTAAACACCCTTGTAATTTTACTTTATAATCAAAGACTTATCGTGTAATTTTATACCCACAAAGTTAACAAAGTCCACTCTCTAAAATCAATAAAATCAAGCACTTAATAAAATTACGCTACAATGTCAATTCCCCACTCAAAACTAGACAATGTGAATTCCTAATGCTATCGTGAACAATTCACTAAAACCAATCACCTATCGTTGTATTTATAGGTGATAAAAAAATGACCGTTCGTTCGTGAGTAGTCGGGGAGGAAACTCTTAAAAAGGGAATTCCAATTGCTTGACAATGTAAGCTTTGCGTGGTATAATATTATTCATGCGTGGGATATTACGCATTAAAGTAGTGTGTATAAGTAGACATTGTTAACTTTGTGAATACCTCACGCAATCGTTAGGTTTTCACATTTAAGGGAGGGTTTATGTTTAGTATTTATGATTGGTATATTATTGGTGCCTGTATAGGACTATTGGCAGGTTACATTTTATTAATTTGGTTTGATAGAGAGGACTCAAAATGAGTGATATTACTTATATCTTTTTGCAAATGTTATTGTTGTTGGCTTATGGTTGTTATGTTGCCTATCGTGTAGGGTATAGCAAAGGTCAGGCGACAATCGTATCAAAAAATACTAATGTCTTTAAATCATGGAAGGAAATCAAATGAACCCGATAGTAGAACATTTAGGTAAAGCAATGTTAGCTGAAGCTAAAGGTGATGAAGAAGCCTATGGCATGCACTTAGAAATGCTTGTTCAGTGGGCAGACACCGACACTATATTAGAGTATCAAGAAGAAGCAATAGAATTAATTAAAAAAGGAGAAATAAAATGAAAACAAAACCGATATACAAGAACTATGAACGTGAGATTTATATGAGTGAATACACACCGATAAACAGAGAGCATCACAGACGACTAAGGATATGTGCAATTGTATCTTTCGGTATCAATATCTTTTTACTTTTAGTTATGGTAATAAGATGAACATTGACCAAGTAAAAGAGTATGTCACCACGCAGTTAAAGTCGTATAGGGTTAAAAGTATGCTAGATAACTTTAGTGACAACGAGTGGTTGGGTATGCACAAACAAATCTCAGGCACAAAACCTTGGGAAACAGAACGTAGACTGATCGACTATGCAGTCATGGAGTTAGATAGGTTCAGATATAACTTGTATTGTGAGAGACACTATGTTGACTTACTCATAGACAAGGCATGTATCGAGTGCTTGAAATGTGAAGATGTATCGCTTACCGAGAGGAAGCATTATAATAGACGACCAGATAGGGGGATAAAAAATGAGCAATAAGATAACAATAGTTTTAAGTATTAACTCGGATAGTGTGTCAAGGTTTTTGTTTGATGACTATATAAATGCTTGTGCTGACGCAAATTTGGTGGTAAGGTATGAACCATATACATCAGATATGTATGTAGAACTCAATGACAAAGCACTAGACATTGAGAGACAAGAGGCTCTCGCCTCGCTAGAAGAAGAAATCTTAAACAACAATGCCTGTATCAATGGCAGTTGCGAAGACTAATCAAAGGAGAAAAATATGAAACAAATCAATATCATCGTGAGCATCGTCACATTCTAAGTCTTTTCACAGACTAAACTAAACTCGTATAAACATAAATAAAGGAGGTCAGTATGATTGACCAAGCTTTACTTTGTCTCGCCACGACCATATACATGGAGTCTGCTCATGAGCCACATCAGGCACAAGTAGCAGTGGGCTATGTATTAATGAGGCGAGCCGACTTTAACAAAAAGAATGTGTGTATAGAAATGAAGCGACCCTATCAATTCAGTTGGTATGGGAATACGCAACCACCTTCGGTAATTAAACAACATTACTTTGATATAGCGTATCGTGTATTGCATAGGCTAGAGGTAGACTATAGCTATGGTGCAACGAACTTCCACGATACAAGTATCAAGAAACCGAAGTCATGGGTTGGACTAGCACCTGTAGTGAAATGGTCTAACTTAATTTTTTATAAACAAGAGGAGAGAAAATATGCAAGTGTTAATTGATTTAAATGATGACCAAGCAGATGAAGTATTGGTAGAGGCATTAAAAAGTGGGTATCAAGTAAACCTTAACTTTCCCGACGAGCCAAACTTTTATGAGATAAGCCAAGCGTTTAGAACTTTGCTTGCTTACTACATGGGAGATAAAGAGTATGCAAAATACATGCATAAAAATGCTAAGGTTCGTAAGAACTATAATGCTAAACGATTAGTGGAGGCTGAAAGTGGACTCTAAACAATATGAAGGCACAGGGTATATGTTAGTGGGGCTTATTGTAGGGATTACATTTACATGGGCAGTTATGAAATACACGCACCTACATGATAAGTATAAGATGAACCTCAAGTGTGTGCAGGGAGAATTGTATGAAGAGATTAGACCTAACTTCTATATTAAGTCGCACCTTGAATGCTTTGAGCAAAGGAGTTTCTAACATGGATACAATCGCATGGTTGACAGCACTATACATAGCAGTAAGTGTAGGTGTCATGGTTGATGACCACAAAGTTAAAGAAGTTAAAGAACCACCAAAGGTAGAACAAACAAAATGAGTTTGCCCTTTACCCATGCAGTCATTGATGATGACGGCGAAGTTATACGCAAGTATAGGTGGAATGCTAAAGAGGCAAAGTGGCATAAAGATCAAGGCAACAATGTCATTAAGCTAGAAGTAGTTAAAGAAACTAAAGAAGATGTGATGTCTTTAGTTGGGGAATGTTTATTCTAATGTATACCAAGTTAGATGATTGGCGTCATGCCCACAAAGTTAACGAAGTTTTATTAAAGGTACCCACTGCTACCAAAAAACATATTAGTAGTGTGGTAGGACTTTGTGATGCGCGACTAAACTATCTACACAAGGTAGGACTTATTAATATACAACATACAAGGAGAAATCATGAACAAAGAACAGAGACAAGCACGACGCAAATATAACGCGTGGCAAGATAAAGTATTTGCGCGTAACGCAAAAAAGGGTTGGCGTTTCTTTCAACCTGATAGCGTACCTAAACCTACACCTAGGTCTGCTTATGAAGCTTGGGGTGGGACATACGACAATGAAGACAATGACCGTAGACAAGAAACATACATGACATGGACAATTTATGCGTTTATGTTTGCGTATGTTGTGTTTATCATTTGGAAAGAGTTGCCATGAGTTATCAATGTGAATGTGGTGGTGATATAGCTGATGGTAGGTATAAGCTAGGATATAAAACATGTTTAAGTTGTGGTGAGAAACATGCACTCAAATATAAACATTGTATCGTGCCTATGCCGAAGTCAAACTATATTGTTGTGACTGATTTAGAACTGTTGAAAGGTCTTAATTCATCACATAAAAGTAAGTAAATTTTTTTGTCTAAACACTTGACAATGTCAATAGTTTCGTGTATAATGTTAGTTGTAGTCGTAATAGTAGTATGTTTATTAACCTGTGAATATCTCACGCAATCGTGAGGTTTTCACATTAACTATGAGGAGAATTATCGTGGGATTTCATATCAATGTTTATAACATGCGCCGTATAGGAAACTATACTGAAGCGCAAGAGTATTTTAAAAATACTAAAGCAGTCCGAGGTGAGAACCAATCAGTTCGTAGATTGGGTGATAGATACGAGAAAGAGAAATGGTTGCGTCAAGAAATACAAGATGGTGTTGAAGTATATGTTGCAGGATATTATGACACCGATTTGGTTAGGTATTATCCAACACACAAAGAGATAACGCTAGGTGGGTATCCATCAACAAGCACAGAATATTTTGTAAGTTATATGGGTGGGGTAGCCTTGTATCCGTTTGAACATAAGAAGTATGTACCTGCACCATTTACAAGAAGTCCTATGGTAAAGAACAATCAGATTGAATGTTATATAAATAACAGGCATGGTCGGTATGACATGAACGCTTACGATTGGTATAAGTTTGATTATGAGGGTAAACCATTAGACGAAACACAATTTGAAACACCTGTTAAGTATAAGTTTGATGCAAGTCAGATGCGTGAGTTGCGTAAGCCATACAAGAAGTTATTGAAGTATGCAGACACTATGTTGAAATTAAATGATGAAGGTGTTGAAGTAGATGAAGAGTTACAAAAACAAGTATTACCATTCACTCAGTATAAAGGGGGTGAAGGTGTGCTTAGTATGTTTGCCGATGAAGATAAAACTTATCTATCCTATTATCATTTAGTAAGGCAGACACAACACAGACGATGGTCTTATGGTGGTAGTAGTAATAAATACATACACTACGTCAACATAGGTATGATTAAAAGATTTCTAGATAAGTTAATTAAGTTAGAAAACCCACAAGTTTTAGTAGAAGTTCAACCTGCGACAAAGGTATAACAATATACACATGTCGCTTAACATTAAGGAGAGAGTATCATGCAACAAGAAATCAGTTTGAAACAAGCAGAAGAATTAATTGCAACAGTAGGTCGTGATGTCACAGTTCATCTCAAAGGGCAACCTGGGATTGGTAAGTCATCAATACTTAAATCATTGAGTGCTAGGTTTCCCGACCACACACCTGTGTATATCGATTGTGCAGACTTAGACTTAGGTGACTTAGCTATGCCTGCCATGAACCATGAAACCAAGACAACCACATTCTATCCGAATGAAAGGTTTGCCATACATGACAACAAGCCTGTCATCATTATGTTAGATGAGATCACTAAGGCTAGTGAACCCGTTAAGAATATGTTATTGCCCGTCATGTTAGAGAGACGACTAGGTGCCACGAAGTTTCACCCCGATAGCATCGTGTATTCAACAGGCAACCTAACAACAGATGGTGTAGGTGATACCATGAAAGCCCATGCCAAGAATAGATTGACGGCAGTTGTCGTTCGCAATCCGAATGATGATGAGTGGATTAATTGGGCTATTGATAATCAGATAGCACCTGAGGTTGTAGCGTGGGTTAAACAATTTCCCCATGCACTAGCGTGTTATACAGATGACTCTCAGAAAGAGAACATGTATATATACAATCCTAGGAAACAACAAGAGGCGTTTGTATCCCCTCGTTCATTAGAGAAAGCATCGCATATCGTTAAGAACAGAGTAACACTCGGTGAAGATACCACGATGGTTGCATTGACAGGCACACTAGGTGAGTCAGCGGCACGAGATATGTCGGCTTACTTTAGTTTGGCTGATGGCTTACCGACCAAGGAAAGTATATACAAAGAACCTGAGAAAGCTAACTTACCAAGCGACCCTGCGGCTCGTGTCATCTTAGTCATGCGAGAACTCATGACGATTACAGATCAACACATGGATGCATGGCTTACATATTTACAACGACTACCTATGGAGATACAAGCGTTGTTTGCAGTCAACATCATGGCATCGTCTCGTAAGCAAGTAGCCGCGACTAACAAGACGTTCATTGATTGGGCAGTTAAGAACAACCAATACTTTTAGGAGGATATATGAGTATTGTAGCTAAAAAACATGAAGTCTTTGAAAGAACTGATAGTGGTGCAGGGCATAGGTTTTTAGGGTGGAAAGTATATATCAATGGTAAGAAGTATCCGTTAGCTAAAGGACAATGGTATAACCTTTCAGACTCTGAAGAAGGAAAAGAAAAAGCTATTCAATATGCAGAAGAAGATGTAATAAATAGTATTCTACCTAATCATGGTTGGGTGTCAAAAGATATAACCCCTATGACTGACCATGAATGGGAAGAATATAGCAGTGACAGGATAGAGGCATTTTATAATGCAGGCAATAAATTTAAACCAAGTAAAACATGTAGTATGTGTGACCACTACAATAATTATATATGCTTGGAACATGAGATTTTACAACTAGACGAGAAAGGGTTTCTATGAATGATGAATTTTTAGATTGGCTTAATCAATGCCCTAACCAATGGTTAAGGCTTGAAGATACAGAAGGCACTGTTACATATATGTTTTATAAGGAGAATAGTGATGGCACTAACGAGTGAACAAAGAGTCACGAAGTCCCACATAGCTATAATGCGTAGCAAGGAATTCTGTATGTTTGCAGGCGTGTTATCGGTGGGCAAGGTAAACTTTACAGAGGATATACCTACGGCTTGTACCAATGGTCGTGATGTTATGTATAACCCCGAGTTTATTAAGTCATTGACTGATAAGGAATTAAACTTTGTCGTGCTACATGAAGCCTTACATAAAGTGTATCAACATATGCACCTATGGAAAAAGCTATGGAAAGAAAATCCTATGCTTGCAAACATGGCGGCTGACTTTGTCGTAAACAATGCAATACATGAAGCTGATGGTACGCAAGAAGTAGCTGTCAAGCCACAGTCAGCATTGTTTGACCCACAATATAAAAACATGACGACCAAACAAATCTTTGATCTGCTTAAGAAAGATAACGAGCAGAATGGAGGTAGTGGTCAAGAAGGTCACGATAGCCATGATTGGGAAGGTGCTGAGGCTTTGTCTGATGAAGAAGTTAAAGAGACTGTTAAGCAGATAGATCAAGCCTTGCGACAAGGTGAGATTATTCGTGGCAAGATGAATGGTAATAAGAATAGAAGTATTAGTGAGTTACTTGAACCTAAGGTAGATTGGCGTGAACAGTTGCGTGAGTTTGTTAATGCAACATGTCGTAACAAAGACAAGTCATCATGGAAACGACCACACAAGCGTTTCTTAGGTCAAGACATCTATATGCCTAGCATGATCGGTGAGTCAATAGGTAAAGTTGTAGTTGGTATAGATACATCAGGTTCAATTGGTGACAAGGAACTTAATGAATTCTTAACCGAAGTGGTAGCTATATGTGATGATGTATCCCCATCAAGTATAGAGTTGTTGTATTGGGATTCTCATGTTGCAGGACATGAAACATACAATCAAGGTGATTATAATGCTTTGGTTCAAACAACAAAACCTGCAGGGGGTGGTGGCACTCGTGTTGGATGCGTCAATGAGTATATCAAAGATAAGCGTATCGAACCCGAAGCTATCATTATACTAACAGATGGTTATGTGGAAAATGATTGGGGTGGTAATTGGGATTACCCTACACTATGGGCAGTCACATCACGTCACAACACATCACCACATGGTAAGACAATACATATAGTAGATTAAATTAACCTGTGAATTCCTCACTCAATCGTGAGGTTTTCACAATAAATTGAGGAGAAATAAAATGGCAACATATCTTAGAAATGAAATAGCGCAGTATTCAGAAGTATCTATGAAGATTAATTTTAATAAGTTTAGTGATAGACAAATTAAAAACATACTTAGGCAAGTAAGAAATGGCGCAATATCATATGGACATTCTGCTACGGCAACAGTGTCAAAATGGTTATTGAAAAAATACCCCATGCCTCACTTTAGGTATGATAGCTTTTATATTAGATGGCAAGATTTACCAAACGGTCATCCTTTCTTTTCTAAACTTAAAGATGTAGCATCGTTAACAAAATTACAATCTGATTTATCTACATGGGAAAGAGAAAATTTAGATGAAACAATTAAATCTGCCGATGCAAACACACCGACAGATGAAGTAAGGGCTTATAAATTTGATAAGCATGATGTTAAAGCACTTAAGAAACACATGAAAGTAGATCTTGTATTAGATAGTGAACTCAAAGACTTCTTAAATAAGATGGAAAAACGTGAATTAGGTGCATTAGAGGTAAACTTTATAGACTTTGCAGATAGTTATTAACAAGGAGAACAACATGAGTATAAGTATAGCAAGCAGTGCAGTATTAATTGACTTAAACATATCAGTATGGACAGCTAGGAAACTAGATAAGAATGTGTCCAAAGAGATTGATTTAAACAAAAACACAACCATCAAGGCAGGTAATTACAATAAGCATATCCTTGCAGGGTCAGATCAATTAGATAAGATTACCAAACTATCTAGTGAAATACGAGAGTGGCATGGTAGGCAAACGCTACCTTGGTCAGACACAGGCACAAGGTTATTACCTATGAGTAACTTTTTCGATTATAAACAACAACTTGGAGAGTATGAGACGGAGTTTAAATCGCGTGTAAATACATTTATACAAGAGTATCCTAACATCATTCAAGGTATGGCATTTAAATTAGGTAAGTTATTTAGTAGAGATGAGTATCCCGATGCTTATAAGATTGCAAATAAGTTCAATCTCAAATATACTATTATGCCTGTCCCTGAAACTAATGACTTTCGTGTTGACATAGCTGATGATATTCGTAATGAGATGAAACAAGAATATCAGAAAGCATATGAAGGTCGTGTCGAAGTAGCTATGAGTGATGCGTGGTCAAGGTTACACAATACCTTAGAGCATATGGTTGATAGGTTAAGTGGTGAGGAAAAGAAAATATTTAGAGATAGTCTAGTAGATAATGCATTAGAGTTGACAAATCTATTAACTAAGCTTAATGTAACAAACGACCCTAAACTAGAGAATGCTAGACGTGAATTAGAACGCTTGCTAGTAGGTGTATCTGCCGATGACTTGAGAGAAAGTCAAGGGGCTAGATCAGCAGTATTAAATAAAGTAAATCAAATTATGGAGACCATATGAAAGTATATCATGCGATGCATGAAGACTCACCCGACATATCAATAGAAGATAAAGAAAAGATGGCTATCCTTAAACTTGTAGATGTAGGTAAATACATTAAGAATGTAGGTATCAGAGATGGTCAATTCTATGTGATTGCAGAGAACGATACAGACGAAATCTATCTTGAATATAAAGCAGCGATGCAAAATATACAGGCTCTAATGAATACTAAGATGGACTTTAGATTGTTTGAGCAAAAGAATATGGAGTATCACACCAAGAAAAACATAGCGATGTACAAAGTTATGGAGATGCCTAAATGAAAGAAAAAAAGGTGCTAGAAAAATGGGTTAAACAACAAGTAGTTAAGATGTTAAAGGATAGAGGCGCATATTACTTCTATCCCGTAGCAAGTGGCTACATGAGTATTGGTGTGCCAGATATTGTGGCATGTTATAAAGGCGCGTTTATGGGAATAGAATGTAAAGCAGGGGGAAATAAACCTAGCGTGTTACAAGAAAAGAACTTAGCCGATATCACTGCTAATCAAGGTATAGCTATGGTAGTTAATGAAGATAATCTTGTTGCTTTTCAAGACTTTCTAAAACATATGGAAGATTGGAAATGACAAGACTAAAAGTAATATTAAATAAATATAAGGAGACAAGAATGGCAAGACCTAAACATAGATTAGATATAAATATGGATAAGTTATATCAAGAAATGAGAGGCGCAGGTGTATCACCATCAATAGGCGATATAATAAAAGAACGTGAAACAACACATGGTGATTTTGAAATGAAAGCTATATTTATTCAAGAAATTATGGAAGATATTTCAGGGTTATATGTGTGGAAAAACATGCCAGCAGATCAAAAAGAAGCTATTCATATGATTATATCTAAGTTAAGTAGGATTATTTATGGCAATCCAAACCATGCTGATCATTGGATTGATATTGCGGGGTATGCCAAACTAGTTTCAGATAGACTTGAAGATAAAAAATAATGTACATATTTCAGCTTGCGTTAATATCAGGAGTTATGGTAGGCTTAGAACTTAGATACTTAGAAGATGATGAACCCTATCATTTTTCTTTAGTTATTGACCTATTAATAATTAGATTGGTATTGCAAAAGCTAAAACATGTCAGATGATGCAGATAAAACGCAAGATAGATTAGAACTTGAAGACGTCATTCGCCGTAAGGAGATGGACGGTATTAAGTATATACAAGGGACGGGTCACTGTTTAAATTGTGGCACGAAACTTAATGACTCAAGACGATGGTGCGATAAAGATTGCGCCGAAGATTGGGACTACCACGTCAATAGACGCAAATAAAGGAGAGAGTAATGGCTACAAAATCAACTAACCCTACTACTAGGGAAACATCTGCTACGACTTTTGATCGTGGCGAACGTAATTTAATCGTCACCATTCATCATGGTGTTATTAAAATTAGACCTAAAGGATTAAAATCAGAGGAAGTTATTAACATTGCTGCCATCTATGAGCATGCAGTTAAAGCCCGCGTTAGGGGTAAGTAATGCCTAATCTAATTACGATTGACTTCGAAACCTATTACGATAAAGAGTATGGGTTAAAAAAGTTTACTACCGAGCAGTATATACGTGATGAGAAGTTTGAAGTCATAGGTGTAGCTGTAAAGGATAAAGGTATTACTAAATGGTTTACAGGAACTCATGCTGAGACCAAAGCTTTTTTAGACTCATACAATATGCATGAACACTTTGTGTTAGGACACAACATGAGGTTTGATGCATCTATCCTGTCATGGATATTTGATATACACCCACTAGGTTTATTTGATACCATGAGTATGGCTCAAATCCTACATGGATTAACTGAGTCAGTATCTTTAGCTAACCTATCTAAGTTATATGAGTTAGGTGAGAAAGGCACAGAAGTATTAGATGCCTTAGGTAAGCGACGATTAGACTTCACGCACAATGACTTAGCTAAGTATGGTCAATATTGTATTAATGACGTAGAACTTACCTACGAATTATTCTCAGAGTTAAAAGATAGGTTCACTGCACCAGAGATGAAGCTTATTGATTTAACTATCCGTATGTTTACAGAACCTAAGATAGAACTTAATAAAGGTTTACTACTACGCCACCTCCACAAAGTTAAAGAAGCTAAAGAAAAACTACTATCCTCAGTAGCCGTAGATAAAGAATTACTCATGAGTAACCCTAAGTTTGCTGAGTTACTTATTGAACAAGGTGTTACACCCCCCATGAAAATAAGTCAGACAACAGGAAAGGAAACCTATGCATTTGCAAAAACTGATGAAGAATTTAAAGCTTTACTTGAGCATGAAAATCCATACGTTCAAGCTTTGGCTGCTGCTCGTATCGGTAACAAGTCGACAATTGAAGAGACGCGTACAGAAAACTTTATTCAAATAGCCAACAGGGGTAAGCTACCTGTTCCGTTAAAGTATGCGGGTGCTGTGGTATCACATCGATGGAGTGGTGTTGATGGTATTAACTTACAGAACTTACCTCGTACCTCTGAGTTACGTCGTGCTATGTGTGCGCCTAAAGGTTACAAGTTAGTAGCCTCTGACCTAAGTAATATTGAGTTAAGGTTAGCGTATTGGTTTGCTCAATCACATAGTAAGATACAACAGATTAAAGATGGTATTGATCTATACAAACAATCAGCCGCAGACATTACAGGAACACCATACAACGAAGTTAACAAAGACCTTAGGTTCATCTTTAAGGTAGTAAACTTATCAGGTATCTATGGTGTAGGTGCGGCTAAGATGCACTCTATTCTAAAACAAGGTGGTGTAGAGAAAGACCTACAAGAAGTTAAGAACATTGTGTATGCGTATCGTAAAGCTAACCCTGAGTTAGTTGAGGCATGGCAAGATGCAGGCACGATGTTAGAAAGTGTCAGAGCAGGGCAACACTATACGATGGGTAATGGTGGAGTTATAACAAGTGTACCTCATGAAGGCATGATGAAACCTAATGGCATGATGTTAGGCTTACCTAATCTTCGTAAACTAAAAACAGATACAGGTGAGTCGTGGGTATATGATAAGCTAATGGGTAGAACTATTATCCCTGAATATATACACCCTTCTAAAACTTTTCAACGTTGCATACAATCATTAGCACGTGATATAATTGCAGAACAGTTAATACAAGTAGCGAAAAGGTATCCTGTCGTAATGACAGTGCATGATGAGTTAGTCATGTTATGTAAAGATGAAGAAGTAAATGACTGTAAAGTTTACGTTGAGAAGTGTATGACGACTGCGCCTTATTGGTGTAGCGACTTACCACTCGGTTGTGAAATAGGTGTAGGTGATAACTATATGGATGCTAAATAATGAAGAAGACCGCACGAAATGATGTAACAGGGGATTGGTTACAATCTAAACCAAACAACGAACAGTTTGAAAAGAATTTTGATTTAATTTTTAGAAAGAAAAAAGAAGAATTACCTATAGATAAAGAATGGGATCAAATGAAACCCGTAGGGAAAGAAGTTTTACCCGAATATGAACTTAATAAATCAACAGGCGAAGTCCAAAAGGTAAACAATGGCAACAGCTAAACAACAAGTGCATAAAAGTAGAAGACATGCAGATCCGTTTAAAACACGAACAGGTAAAGATAGACTTAAAGCATTATCTATAAAAAAGCTATACGAGCTATTAGATAAAGCTGAAGTAGGTAAAAAGAAATCAAAGATAGCAAAAGAAATTGCTAGGAGAACTCCAATTGAGTGAACTTAAAACGTGGTCTTACTCAAGTGCTACAACATTTGAGAAATGTCCTAAGCAATACTATCATCTGTATGTAGCTAAAGATATTAAGCAAGACCCAAATACAGAACATTTTCTTTATGGCAACGAAGTTCACAAAGCTTGTGAGTTGTACGTTAAGAACGCAACAGCGTTGCCTGAGAAGTTTAATATGTTTCAGCCAACCCTTGATAAGTTAATAGCAATTCCAGGAGACAAGTATTGTGAGTATAAGTTAGGCTTAACTAAAGACCTAGAACCTTGTGACTTCTTTGCACCGAACGTATGGTGGCGTGGTGTTGTAGACTTATTAGTTATCAACCCTGAAACTAAGTTAGCTACCTTAATTGATTATAAGACAGGCAAGTCAAGTCAGTATGCAGATACTAGACAGTTATCATTGTTTAGTGTAGCTATATTTAAACACTTTCCAGATATGTTAAAAGTCAAGTCTGGATTGGTATTCTTGGTAAGTAAAGAAATATTGAAGGAAGATTATAGTATTGACAAAGTAGATGAAATGTTTGCTGAATGGGGTAAAATAACACATAGGATAGATACTGCCCATCAGACAGGGGTTTTCAATGCAAGCCCTAACTTCGCATGTCGGAAGTTCTGCCCTGTTCAATCATGTTCACATTGGGGAAAATAATGGCAACAAAAAGAGATTATAAAAAAGAAAATGAATATAAGGCACAACCCGACCAAATAGCTAAACGAGTAGCTAGAAATAAAGCTAGACGAATGATGTTAAAAGCTGGTAAAGTACATAAGGGTGATGGATTAGCAGTAGATCATATTGTTCCATTAAGTAAGGGTGGTAAAAATACACCAAGTAATATGCGAGTTGTAGATGCAAATTTAAATGATTCATATGATAGGAACAGCGACCATTCGTTGAAGAGAAATGTTCCTAGTAAAAAGATTAAAGCTAAAGAAGCTAAAGAAGGTAAACGAAACAAGACATAAGTTTTCCCGCTAGACGTGAGTGCGGTAAAACCACGTCAGTTAACAGCAAAGACCTCATGATAATAAAAAACTTTGTGTGTTAACAGTGTAGGCGCGTCACTACCTCTCTCGGTGGCGCGTCTATTTTTATCACTAGGAGATTGCATTGGAAGTATATAAAGATAAAGCGTTGATTGTAAACACAAAACGCCCTGATTTAATATTAGATAAGATACCTAAAAGTAAGATACTTAAATCATATGATAATGGTGTCACCCAAGTAGCTGTGAATTGGGGACTAGATGAAGTGCTTACCTTATCAGACATGAAAGTTAAAAACCCTCCGTCACCTATAACACGTGACTATAACTTTCCAGGTATTCATAAACCCTTTGATCATCAAAGAACAACTGCTGAGTTCTTATCAGCACATAGACGTGCCTATTGTTTAAGTGAAGCAGGCACAGGCAAAACATCGGCTATCATATGGGCGGCTGATTACCTAATGAACCAAGGTAAAGTTAGACGTATGTTAGTAGTATGTCCACTATCTATTATGCAAGCGGCATGGCAAGCAGACTTCTTTAAAACGGCTATGCATAGATCAGTAGGTATTGCTCATGGTAGTGCTGAGAAACGTAAGAAAGTATTTGCAGAAAATACAGACGTAGTTATTATTAACTATGATGGAATAGAAATTGTAGAGAAAGAAATTAAATCTGGCGGTTTTGATTTAATAGTTGTCGATGAGGCAAACTATGTCAAGACTGTCACGACACGTCGCTGGAAGTCATTGAACCGTGTAGTAACACCTCAGACATGGTTATGGCTTATGACAGGAACACCCGCTGCTCAATCACCAGCTGACGCATATGGACTGGCTAGACTTGTGAACCCCGCATCCGTACCTAAATATGCAGGAACGTTTAAGGATATGGTCATGCAGAAAGTTAGCCAGTTCACCTGGGTGCCTAGATTTAATGCACAGGATATTGTATTTAAAACATTACAACCTGCCATTCGTTACACTAAAGAAGAATGTTTAGATTTACCTGACGTTCTTTATACCACTCGCGAAGTTCCCCTCACACCACAACAAGATAAGTATTACAAAAAGCTTAAAAAAGATATGTATATGGAAGCTTCAGGTGAAGAAATTACTGTGGTCAATGCAGGGGTTATGCTCACTAAACTATTACAAGTAAGTGCAGGAGCTATATATTCAGATAAGTCAGAAGTCATAGAGTTTGATATATCTAATCGCATGACGGCTCTCAAAGAAATCATTGAAGAAGCCAGCCACAAAGTTCTTATATTCTGCCCGTTTAGACATAGTATTGAAAAGATTATGGGTGAGTTAAACAAAGACCATATCACATGCTCAGCTATACATGGAGATGTGTCTATGAATAATCGTTCAGAGATATTTAAAAACTTTCAAGAAAGAAAAGACCCACAAGTTTTGGTGATCCAACCTCAAGCTGCATCACATGGTGTTACCCTCCACGCAGCTAACGTAGTTGTGTTTTGGTCACCCGTGATGTCTGTTGAAACATACATACAATGTTGCGCTCGTGTAGACAGAGCGGGACAAAAAAATAAGATGACCGTAGTGCATCTACAAGGTTCGCCTGTCGAACAAAAAATTTACAAAATGTTGCAAGGCAAAATAGATCACCATATTAAATTAGTAGACCTTTATAAAGAGGAGTTTAATGATGTTTGATGTCAAAGCGTGGAAGAAAACATGGCGAGAAAAAAATAGAGACAAACTAAGACTATACGGGTATGAGTATAGTCAAAAAAACCCACAAAAAATATTGTTATTAAGTGCTAAACATAGATCAATAAAAAAAGGAGAGCCTTTTACAATATCTGAAGAAGATATACATATACCTACTACTTGTCCTGTATTGGGAATTCCTATAGAAAAAGTATTTAGCCCTAGTGGTAAAAGAGGTGCTTGTGAAGGCTCACCTTCACTAGATAGAATTGATAATACTAAAGGGTATGTTAAAGGTAATGTACAAGTAATAAGTAATAAAGCTAATAGTATGAAAAACAGTGCTTCCCCAAAACAACTATTGCAATTTGCTTTTTGGGTAATACTTACCTATGGACATTTAATAGATAAAGAAATAAGTTGACAAAGTAAATAGTTGTGATATACTAATATCCTTAATGTTTGAAAGGAGAGAATATGGAATTAGATGACAATAAGATAGAAAAGATGATGCAGGCTTCTGTCAATATGAGAGATAAAATTGATGAACTAGAAAATCAAATTACTGAAATTAAAACTCAGAAAGACAAAGTTGATTTAGCTTTAAATGAAGCATGTAGGACACTTAATGTAACTAGTTTAAAAACTAAAGTTGGAACATTATCAAGAACTTTACGTACGAGATATTGGACAAGCGATTGGCCTGAAATGTACAAGTTTATAAAAGAAAATGATATGCCTGAGTTCTTTGAAAAGAGATTAGTTCAATCGACAGTTAAAGAGTTTTTAGAACAAAACCCTGACAAAGCACCACCAGGTTTACAAGCAACAAGTGAATACACAGTAAGAATAACTAAAAGTAGAACTAAGGAGGAAGTATGAGTACAGATTTAGACGTATTTGGTAGCACCGCAGTAGCAACACACAGCCGTAGAGATGATGGATTTACCGCAAATATAACAGGTAGTTCAACAACTGCTAAACGTATATCTATTCGTGGTGGTAAATTTAGATTAATGGTTAATGGTAAAGAAGTTGAGAAGTCTAATCAAGACGCACTTGATGTAGTTATTGTTAATGCATCACCTCATGTACATAGAATGTATTTTTCTAAAGCATATGTTCCTGGTGAGAAAATGCCACCTCCAACATGCTGGACATCTGATAGTCAAAAACCTGATGAAGCAGTTGTAGAAAAACAAGCAGAAAATTGTTTATCATGTCCACAAAATATCAAAGGTTCAGGCGCTAATGGAACTAAAGCATGTCGTTTTAGTAGACGTGTTGCTGTAGTTCGTGCTGATGATATGAATGGTGATGTATATCAAATGACTTTACCTGCACAATCAATATTTGGTAATGGTACAAAAGATTGTAAACCACTACATGAATATACAGATTACGTTCGTGCTAATAGTCAAAACTTAATGTCTGTTGTATCACGCGTATCTTTTGATGAAGACTCATCAAGCACTAAGATTGGTTTCAAAGCAATTCGTATTCTTACAGATGACGAGTATGCAGTATGTGCCACGAAGTCAACTTCAGAAGAAGCTAAACGTGCTATTACATTATCAGTAAACATTAATAAAGATGAAGATGGTGAAGAGTTTGAAACAAAGAAACAACAACCTATTCAACGTCCTAAACCGCTTGAAATTATTGATGATATTCCTGAACCTACAGTTCGTGCAGCAGAAAAACCTGTGGCACCACCTCCACCTAAACCAGCAGCACCTAAAGCAGATCAAGGTGATGTTAGTCTAGATGATCTAGTATCAGATTGGGCGTAATCATGCGTGGTTACTCCCAAGTAGTTATCGAAGCAAATGCTAAAGCTAAAGAGACTACAGGGACATTGTTAGGTGCGGTCTGCATATCACTAAAACACCCTGCTAGTCAAGTAGCGAAAGCGCTTAACGTTTCAAGGCAAACGGTGTATGATTGGTTTTCGGGTAAAGCAAAGCCATCAAGAAAACTTGACCAAAAGATTAAGGAATTAATAGTTAATCTTAATAAGTAATACATTTGGCGAAAGCATCTTATTTATATATTGCTAGACGGTAATTAATTTATAAACCGCAAGTAGCCCACCTATTTTAGTAACACAACATTTTGAGAGATAAATGCAAACAAAAGAATTTTTACAACAAGTATGGCCTGATCAAGGATATTATTGTGTCCTCGGTAAAGATCAACAAAATGTAGTAGTTCCTAAGTTTATAAATTCCATAGATGAAGCAATTGAAGTAGTAAATAAATTACTAAGCGATAATCAAGACGTTTACTTTGCATGTTCAACATATGTTGAACCTACTGAACGAAAGAAAATAAATGCAAAAGAACAACGTATTTTATGGTTAGATATAGACTGTGGTTTCGATACAAAGAAACGTAAATGGAAAGACTATGAAACTAAAGACGCCGCACTTGTAGCGTTACGTTCATTCACAGATACAACACAACTGCCTGCACCTACTATTGTAGACTCAGGTAGAGGTGTACATTGTTATTGGCCTTTTACAGAACCTGTTGATAAAGCTATTTGGCAACCTGTTGCTGAAGGCTTAAAGTTTCTATGTGCTAAACATGGACTTAAAGCTGATGGTGCTTGCACTGCTGACATGGCTCGTATTCTACGAGTTCCAGGAACAAAGAATTATAAAGATGTAGCCAAACCTGAAGATGTAACTGTGCTAAATCAAGGCACGCCTACTCCGTTTGATGAGTTAGCAAGCCTTATACCTATTCATCTTACCGATAAACCTAAAGCCAAACGTCCATTAGATGAAGCTACAAAAGCTATACTAGGAAACAACTCATCTAAGTTTATGAAGATTATTGAACGTTGCCGTAAAGAAGATGGCTGCGCGCAGTTAGTTCATATCATGACTAAACAGTCAACAGTAGAAGAACCTCTATGGCGTTCAGGTTTATCTATTGCAGCATACTGTGAAGACTCTGAATCAGCAATCCACAACATATCTAAACATCACCCTGATTATGACTATGCTAGAACCGAAGCTAAAGCTAGTGCTATTCCAGGTCCACATACGTGTAGACAATTTGAAGGCTTACGTCCTGAAGGTTGTGATGGCTGTAAACATAAAGGTAAGATTACTTCACCTATAGAATTAGGTAGAGTTATTCTGCGTTCTAAAGGAGCAGATAATGTTATCCAAGCTAAATCAGAAGAGTTAGGTCAAGTTGTTACATATCAAATACCTGACTATCCATTCCCATATTTTAGAGGAAAGAATGGTGGCGTATACAAAACAACTGCTGATGAAGACGAAGAAGCTATCATGGTTTATGACTATGACTTTTATCTTGTTGAGATATTAAATGATCACGCTATAGGTTTTTGTGCATGGTTTAAATTACATTTACCTCATGAAGGTGTTCAAGAATTTATAGCACCTTTAACACAATTACTGTCTCGTGATGAAGCTCGAAAGATTTTAGTTGCTAAAGGGATTGTTAGAAATGGTAAGAAGTTAGATAACGTTATTGATTACATCATAGCTGTAGTAGATGCTGATCAAAAACAAAAGCCCTCAACGCCTATGTATAAACAATATGGTTGGAATGGTTTATATAATAAAGTTGTTATAGGTAATCGTGAGATTAGTGCTTTTGGTATTAAGTATGTTCCTGTATCTGAAGATTTAAATGATGTAAACCCAGCACTACAAAAGAAAGGCACGTACGAAGAATGGAAGAAAGCTGTTTCAGTGTATGAAAGACCAGGTATGGAGTTACGTGCGTTTGGTTTCTTCTGTGCATTTGGTTCATTACTTATGCCCTTCTTTAGATCAAAAGAAAAGTCAGCAGTAATTAATTTATATAATCCCGAATCAGGGCAAGGTAAGTCAACAGTATTGCAAGCTATGACTAGCGTATATGGTAATCCTGACCTGTCAGCCAAGCTTATTCAAGTATGGGGTGATACAGGCAACGCAGTTATTAATCGTATGGGTTATATGAATAACTTACCTGCAGCAGTAGATGAATTTACTAAAGTATCACCTGATCAATTACACGAGTTTTTAAAGTTCATGTCAACAGGACGTGGTAGAAATCGTATGGGTAGTGGCGGCACAAACAAAGAAAGACAAAACGATACTGTTTTTAATTTGATTTGCGTTGTATCTTCTAATACAGACTTTAGAACAGTTATGTTCTCATCAAATGCTAAAGCTTCAGGTGAGATGGCTCGTTTCTTACAATTACGTATTGATAAAGATACAAGCTTAACAAAGAAAGAAGCTGATGATTACTTTGGTAGATTGTTTGATAACTATGGACATGCAGGGGAAATATATGCTCAATGGATTATATCAAATCTTGAATCTGTAAAAATAGCTTTAAAACAAACCCAAGAGAAAATAGATAAGGCATGGAACATAGCTGGAGAAGACCGCAAGTATTCTGCTACATTAGCTGCAGTATTTTTAGGCGCTCAGATTGCCAAGCAATTAGGTATACACAATATAAACTTAGATCCTGTAAAACAAGCTATTAAACTAGAGTTAGATAAATCTAGAATAGAACTTAAAGCTCGTGACTTTGATGCTATGGAAACATTAACTACGTTCTTACATGAAAATTTAAAGAACACTTTGGTAATTAATAGTGTCATAGACTCACGAACAGGATTGCAAGAAGCTCCTTTATTAAAGCCAATCAATGAATTACGTGTAAGAATTGAACCAGATACTAACACAATATACATTCCTGTAGGTATAATGCGCTCATACTTAAAAGATCTTGGTAACGTAGATTACGAGGATTTTATTAAAAAGCTCAAAGATAATAAGGTTTTGAAGTATAAATCAGGAGATTCTAAAGTGCTACAAAAAGGATTAGATATTAGCGGCTCAGGTGTTCGATGCATATGGATCGATAACTCTAGCTTTGAAGGACTTAAGACTAACGATTTACCATTGGATATACCACGAAGTGTTCACTAACGGCGTAAATTATCAGATTGATTGGCCTGCATTTGTACCAGGCTCTTCTATCTTTATACCTGCTATTGATACAGAATCAGCTATCAAAGCTATACAAAAAGAAAGTGAACGTCTGGAGTTTCAGTTTGTTCACAAAATTGTTATAGAAGACCATGTTAAAGGAATAAGAGTCTGGCGATTATAAGCCACCTTGTTTTCTAAGCTGCTGAATAAAGCGGTCTTTTGTTTCACCTATTTGAACTTTGAAACCTAATGCTTCTTGCCTATCATGCATAATTCTATTTAATGCAGCTTGTTTATCCCTTGCAGACATAGTAGTAGAGTTATAAACTCTATTTTCTTCTTCACGTAATCTTGATAAGAAGTTAGATACCCTGTCCATAGATTTTTGTAATTGAATAAGTTCTCTATTGTTATCTTTATCTAAATATTTTTGAGCTTCCTCAATACTTACATCTTTGTATTTAGGGAATGACTTAACAACACGTTGCACTTCTTGATTAAGTTCATAGAAGTCATTAATATTTCTGCTACCTTCAAGTTTGGTTACAAATCCACTCATATTAGGTATATCAAGTAATTTTTCTTTAAATGTTTTTTCAGGACGTTGACGACCTTGTTGTTCTGCAATCATATCATTAGTAATCCACGCAATTAAACCCATAGAAGTTGCTAAATATTTTTGTAAGAAATGATCCACCATCATAGGCGATACTGTATTACCTCCTAAAATTCTAGCTAATTCAGATGTATTTTTAGGACTATATTGTTGTTCAGGTTCTAACCCTTGTAATCCTTGACCTACAATATCTCTATTAGTATTAAAATCTTTATTTAATTTTGCTTCAAAAGGAGCCCCAGCTACAGTTGGCATAATTGATGGTGTTGCTAAAGCTCTTATAACACCTTCTTTTAAAGCTTTTTTAAATTTAGTTGGATCTTCTGTTTCATCAATATATCTGTTAAATATATGTTCAGGAATAACTTTAAATAATAACGTTGGAAGATCATAACGCATAGGGATCTTGTATCCATTTGGAAGGATAAAGAATGAATCTTTTTCCGTAGGATCTAATTTTTTATACTCATCATCATCTGACATCATGGCTAAATATAATAAAGTAGCACCTACAATAGCTGCTCCATTAGACCAATATCTTAAAATCGCTTGTTTTTTAGTTAAAGGGTTAATACTATCTCCCATAAAGGTTGCAATATTAATGTGTAAACCCTGTAAGTTTGCATTAACAAAGGGTGCTATTTCTCTTGTAATTGCAATACCTTGTGATGAACCTGTTCTTCTAAAGTTAATAATTTCTTCAGCAGCATTAGTAGCTAATGCTTTATCACCAGTTTCAAGCATATGTTGTGAATATACTGCTTGACGAATTAAATTATCAGAAGCCATTGATAAGAAAGTTAGTGGAGACATAATAGCTTTTAAAAGTTTATCTACACTATTTAATTTTCTAGCTTCCTTAGATGCTTCAACATCAATATGATTAAATTCTTTACTATAATCAGGCTGACCTACTGTTATTGTTTTTTTAAGTTCTTGCCTTGCATTACTCAAAAACAATGGACTTAATACTAATTCTTTCATTATTTGTAGCGGAATTAAATAACCATGTTTAACTCCTGAAGCCGTTACAGCATTAAACATATCCATAGGAATCTGACGTAAAGAGAATATAGGATTTAATACAATGTTTAATCGTAAAAATTTAGAAGGCATGGACCAATATTTTAACCATGGAATCATAACAGGTTCTAAACCTGTAAAGCCATCAACCATATGTGCGCCATCAGGACCTTGAAATTCATAACGACTAGGTGTACCGTTTTCCCATATAGTTACAGTATTACCTGTTTCGCTTCGTTTACCTAGAGGGAAAGGTTTAATATCATCAGGATGTGTTTGCTTATATAGATCAATTTTATTTTTAGCGTAATGGTTATTGATACCTTTTCTTATAATATAAGATACCCATTTTTCCATATTATCGATCACGTTATTAACTTCTTGATGAGAGCCTCGGAATGATTTATCTTTAGTAGCATCCAATAAGCCATTAGAATATTCTTTAGGACCTTTTCTAGCTTCTAACTGTGCTATGGTATAGAAAGGTACATAATCCATAATTGCTAATAAATCTTCAATTTTTTCCTGGGTATACAATCCTCGCTCTGCAGCAAATTTTAAAACCTTTTCACGAACACCGTTCCATATATCATAAGCATCTTTTAATTCAGGAATATCCTCAAAGAATTTTAATCCTGCTTGTATTTCAGCACGATTCATATGAACAAGTTTATAGTTTTTACGTAAAAGCTTTTCGGCTTGTTGTTTTTTGCCTTGATTAAGTAAGTTCAACACTTCAGCTTTTAACTGTCTATTAGATTCAATTAAGCCTTTTGATCTAAGTGCAATAAATGCTGCACTTGCATATTGATAAGTTTTTAAAAGATCATATTTATATTTTTTAGAAATATTACGAATAACGTCATTTACTTTTTTCATACTTACATCTGATTTTGTTATATCAAACTTATATTTTTCAGGATTGTAATCAATATTACCATAATGTAAAAATGCAGCAGCTACCGCATCTGCTTTAACTGCTTGTGATACAACTAATTGATAGAAAGCTTTGGCATAATCTTCCATAGATACACCAGCAGCTCTTAATGTATTTAATATCTTTTTATTAACAGACATATCAAATGAAAACGCGGCTTTTCTAAATTGATTTATTTTTACTACAGGACTAAATGGAAGTTTAGGAGGTTCTACTTTAGGACGAACCGTTCCAGTTCTTCTTAACTGGTCATCCATATCTCTTGCAGATCTATGTTGTAATGTTACTTCAGGACCCAATGCTTCTACAGCTCCTGGTCTTTCACCTGTCATTAATTCTGGTGTTAGACTTACAATATCACTCATTAAAGAATTAGAAATATCTAGACCCAAGAGTTTATTGAATGCATTCATTAAATCAAACCATAATGATGATTTAGGTGCAGGGGTAGGAGCTACACTTCTTTGTTTAGATAAAAATAATTGGAAGTCTTTATCATTGAACGCATATGATACAAACTCTTCCATGTTTTTAAAGGCATCCCCAAACGTTCTTTCTTCCTGCATGGCAGCTACTTCAGCTGCATCAAATATATCTACAAGTTGTTGACCTACAACAGAATTACCTTTAGCTTTAGGTCTACCATTTTTATCCATTGTTACATGACGTCTTACCGCCCATACTGTAGCAGCATGAGTACCTTCGTGATAGATTGAATCAGTTCCTGCTTTAGGGCTAATAGTAGTATCATTAAGAATAGAACGATACTTACCATACTCACCTTTAGGCATACCCATAACTTTATATTTACCTTTAAGCACGTTAGGTAGTGTTTCAAACAAGCCATGTAATACCTTTTGAACAGGATTAAGTTTATCGAAATGTTGTCTTTTAATTATGCTGAGTGCTTGACCTAAAGTATTAGCAGGTTTAGTTGAATTAACAATTGTTTGACCTTCAGGCGTTCCTTCTGTTCTAGACTCAAGAGGCTCTTCCTGTCTATTAGCAAGGAACTCTTCTTGCATAGTTCTAGCTTCTTCATCTGTAAGTGATTTAGGAGATACAGTTGATTCACCTTTAGAAGCTTCAACACCTTCTTGCATAAGAGCTTTTTGCTCTTGAGGAGTCATCTTAACTTTATATTCATCATAAAGATTACTTAAAGTTATATAGTCACGTGCTTGTTGATTTAACTCTTTACGTTCTGTATCAATAACGTTAGGGTTTTTTAAATCTTCTATGAGATATCTAGGAGGATCTTTAAGTGCAGTAAGAACATTAGCTAAGTTATTAGACTGTTTAACAATAGGTAATGTAGGTGATACTTTTTTAGCTAATTCTTTTAACTTAGCTTCATATTTTGAATACTGAATAGCCGCATTATCTTTAAGATTTTGAATGTATTTAGTTCTAGCTTCATAACGTAGATTAAGATCAGGTTGATTAAGCAACTCCATAACACTCATAATACGTGCTTTACCTTCAGTAGGTTGTGCTTTAGCTTTGGCTTCAGGCCCTTTAAGTGTTTCTAGTGGAGCGTTGACATCCGTTTTTCCCTCTTGAGCGAATCCAGTAAGACTTCCACTGAAATCAACTGCAGGTCCGAAACGTCCTTGAGCTCCTCCGGCAATTCCATCGACTTGTCCTCCAAGTATCTCATCGCTAACTGTAGCTGTTCCAGTGATAGGTCTTCCACTTTCAACTCCTTTTAAGTAATCATCTACTGCTGTTTCGTTTATTTTACCCTTGTTAGCTTCTAACGTCTTATTAATTAAATCACGACCTTCATCTGTAGAACCATCAACACCTTCTAGTGCTTTAAATGCATTAGACTTGGGATTTAATCCCCACGAAGTTAACGTAGTTTTATCTAGGGTCGTTGTCGGCTCTGTTGTAACTTCGGCTTCTTCAACTTCAGGTTCAATAGGTTTAGCTTTGGATTGTAAATCTTTCCATGTTTCATCAATCATTGTATCTCGTGACGGACGTCCTTTTGATAAATCCTCTTCACGTTGTTCACTTTGTTGGACTTTGTCCTCAACATTTTTAGCTTCTTTAAATTCTTGATATTTTTGATAAGCATGAGCTGCACTACCTACACCAGCACCAACAGCTAAACCTCCCCAACCTGCTTCCCATAATTGTTGTTTAGATTCTTCTGTAGATAAATCACCCCCTGCTTGATGTATTTCTGCAGCTTGTTCAAGCATTTCTGTTGGCATTTCTGTAATACCCCTTGCTCCGCCTTTAAGGGTTTCTTTACCTACTTCTTTTGCTACTGCAGCTTTAACTCCTTCCCCCGCAGCTCTACGTTTAGCAATTTCTTCCATTACTTTACCCACTACAGTTTTTTGACCTACTTTACTTCCCATACCGGCAGTAAATCTATCTACAAGATAACCAATAGGTGCAGTAATTGCTGCCCATTTTCTAGCTTGATTAGGATCTAATTCTTCAGGAGCATGTTTTACTAAACCTTGTGTTTCCATGAAGTGACCATATTGTTGTAAACCATAAGCACCGACACCAGCAGCTGTACCAATAAATGGAGCAGCTAATCCTGTAGGAGAAGCTAATACAGTTGTAGCGTAGGTGGTTAATAAAGGCACCATCATTTCAGGACCTGATTTAAGAATGTTTTCTGCTATATAAGAAGGCACCTGCATACTTGCTGGAAGAATACCTTTATCATGAGCAATACGATTGATATCTGCAGCTGTTAAGGTAGGGGTTACAGGTTGAGCAGCTTTGGCTTTAATCTCTTCCATCTTTTTACCAGCAGCTTTTAAATCACCACTATCTTTAGCTGAGCCTAATTCATAGCCACGTTTAATACCACCAAAAGAAGTAACACCTTCTTTTAATGATTCTTTAGCGCGAGCTAAAAAGCCTACATCTTCTGGTTTAGGTTGTGATTTTGTAACAGGAGGGGCTTCTTCAGTAGGAACTTCTTCAGGAGTTAAAGCTCTGATTTGATCAGCTAATTTTTGTGCGGTTGCTTTATCACCTGCAGCATCAGCTTTTTCTAATTCATCAAAAAGAGAATCCATATCATCTGTAGATTCATTAGCAATATTTTCTGGAGATAGTGATCTTATTCTATCTGCTAAAGTTTGAGCAGTATTTTTATCACCAGCTGCATCAGCTTGTTCGAGGGCCGTGTAAAGGGCGTTTATGTCTTCCATTTTGTATTATTGAGATTCGTCGTCTTCCGGTTCATGAGGTCCTGCAGAACCCCAATCAGTAGATAGTTCTGCTTGAGTATTTGCAGAACGACTTCCTGTAGCAGGATACTTATTTAATAGTTTAGATCTATTAGCAGGTTGTGCAGTTATAGGAGCTTTACTTCCTGCTAATGTAGCATTTACTTTATTTTTTTGAAGATTTTCCATATAATTAGCAGGTAAATTTTTAGCTGTAATATTATTAAGTATATATCCTTCTGTTTCTTTTTTATATCTATTAAGTTCAGCGCTATATACATCAGGACGATCACGCATAAGAGCTTCATATGCACCAGCTGGATATTGAGCTTTCATTTTTTCAACAGCTACTTTTTCAACTTGTACTCTTAATTTAGCTTCATCTAAACCAGCACCTTTAAGAGCTTTTGCTCTAGCAAGACCAAGTTGAGTATTAAGTGTAGCATTAGTTTTCTTAGCTTCAAACGCATCTTTTTCTGCAGACATTTTAAGTTCCGTAGCAGTTTTGTAATCACCAATTGATTCAGCATATTTAGATTGTTTAAGTTTATTAGTTGCATCACGTTCTAATCGTTTAGCAGCTAACATAGATTTATTCATTTCAGCAACAGCTGGTCCTGCTTTAGTTCCAGCAGCTACAGCTCCTCTTACAAAACCACCTGGAGTGGTACCAAAACCTTCAGCTAATTTAAATAATATATCTGATTGACCCATTCTTTTAACATCAGCTAAATCAGCTAAAGTATCAGCTTTAATAGATTTTTCTGTATCACCATAATAATTAGGATCTACAAAATTTGATTTAAGTGCTTGTGTTTGCATTTTTAAATCATCAGGTGTTGGAACATCAGGTACTTCCATTAATGAACCTGCTGGATCATTATAATATTTTTCATAATCATATTTATAATCGTATGCAGGTTTACCACCTGCAGCAAATGAAACAATACCACCATTAGCAAAATTTTGTTCATTATACATACCTTCATCAACAGGTAATGAAGCAACACCACCATCCATAGATTGAGGTGCTGGCGCAGCTGTTGGACTATTAATACCTGCTTGAGTAGGTGCAGCTTGATTATTTAAACCAGCAATACCTTGAGGTTGAGTAGATTCAACTAATTTATTATTAATTTGTTCAGCAATTGTTTTAGTAGGACTAGGTTGCATTGTTTTAGTAGCTGATTTGTCACGAGCAACTGCACTTGCAGCAAGACTAACAAGTAACTTACCTTGAGAACCAAATTCTGGAGGAGGATTTTGACTATATTTTAATAGTATATTAGGATCTCTTTGTCCAGCTTGAATTAAATCATTAAGAGTTTTATTTAAATCAACGCTACCTGGTTTACTAAACATATATTAATCCTATGATAAAGCTTTAGAAAGAGCAAGGCCAGATAAACCTAAACTGGCTATCTGTGATGCTGTACTTGGTTGTGGTGTATATTGTACCTGAGTTGAACCCAAAGCACCTGCATTACCACGAAGAATATTACTGAGCCACTCAACTTGTGATTTAGGATAGTTTTGAGCTTCCTGGAATTGTTGATATTTCATATCATCAATTTGTTGTTGTAGTGCTTGTTTTTCACCTTCAGTAGCAGCTTGAGCTTTCAATCTTTCTAAGTTAGCAGTTTGTTCAGCTGTACCTAATGCACCAAGTTTACCTGAAGTATCAATACCAGCAGCAAGACCTGCAAGACCAATATCTTTACCTAAACCAGCAGCGTATTGTTGACCTTGTTGTGTAAATTGTTGAGCTTGTAAGTTACGCGCTTGATCTGCATTAAACTGTGCTTGAGCATTTGTATAAGCATCTTGCATGCCTTTAGCTCTAATATCAGCGATGTTTTGAGCAGCGCCACGACCTTGTTCAGCTTGTAATAAAGCTTGACGTGCGCCACCAAATGTACCACGACTAATAGAACCTGACATACCTGCAGCTTTAGCTAAATCTCTTTGCTTTTCTGCTTCACGAACTGCAATATCAGTTACGTTAGATGCGTAGGGAGACATATAAGCCGCTGCAGTTGGTGCACCAAATGTACCTGAAGTTACGGCTGCAGGAGTATAACCAAAAGCTTGACCTAAACCAGCAGCACCTGCACCATAACCCATAGTTTGACCTGCTGTTAAACCTAAACCTGACTGAGCAAATTGACCTGGAGTTTTTAAACCCATTGTTTCTGCTTGTAAAGCTGTTTGACCTGGAGTAAAGCCTGCAACACGTTCGCCTGTATAAGTAGGCATAGGTTGAACGCCAGTAACATTACCAGAAGAATCAGTAGAATATACTTGCTTAGAAGATTGTTTCATTAACTCTTCATAGTATGGCTTAGCGTATTCAGGTAAGTTAGTAGAATAAGAAGTAGATGTAGTATTACCACCCCCTCCACCACCTGATCCACCACCAGAACCATAGAATGTAAATGATTCTACTAGGGTTTGAACCCAATTAAACAAATTAAATAATTTCATAAATCTTTCTCCACAACGAATCTAATGGTATTAAAACCTGCTTTTTGTTTATACAATCTTGCTTGAGCTTCTTCACACCATGCACTAATTTTTGTAACACCTTGTAATTTTGCCCATTCTTCAACTTGTTGCCATATATCATTTGTTACCACACCAGTACCACCAAGAGCAGTAATAAATAAAGTACGCGCATTGGGATAATTAATAATCTCAACGGTCATAGCTCCTTTAATTACATTATGCTCATTAACTCCAACAATAAGAGTTTGATAATTTTTAGCTAATAATAATTTTAATTGGTCTAATGTGCATGTTCCTGTTCCAGTTTTAATGGAAGCATCTAAATAATCTTTTACATTATCCCAAACCTGATATACATAATCAGGCGCTACTAATTCTACTTTAATCATGCAGGCATGTATTTTTCAGGTTTAATTTGTTTACCTTGTTTAGTATGACCAGTTCTTGCTTTTCTAACTTTGTCTAACATAGAATATAAACGTTTTGATCCCGCTTTAGTAGAGCCATTACCTAAATGAGAAACTACATCAGCAGGTATTACAAATTCTCCATCGGCTAAACGAGCTGGTTGTTTACCTTCTATTGTAGCAGGGATTGAGTCAGACATACCATCACCTTGGCCATCTAAGTAGCCACCATGAGCCATACCAAGAGTTCTAAAAGAAAGCCCATTACGATTATCAGATGCAAAATTAATACCGGCATTACCAAAAGGTCCTGGTCTATAATTACTTGAATCAGATTGACCCATTGCATTTGCAAAAAAAGGATTACGTCTATTATTTGTGCTAGGAGCAATAGTTATTGCAGGGGTATTAGATCCATTATTCACATTAAGTGTAGGGAGATCATCTAGGTTCATATGAGTTTCTCCACCTTCAGCATAACCAGTTCTAGCACCAGTTAAGTTTTGTATAAATGCTGCTTCAGGAGCAATAGGTTGATTCTTCATAGCATTAGCTAATGTAGCTAATGAACCAGGTGCATAATTATTAGTAGGCATATTAGCACCCAATGCATTAAGACCTAATTTATTCATTTCATTTTCATGAGCTTGTGTCTTAACTGTTTCATTAAGCACTGTAGCTTCAGGAGATACTGCTTGTTCTGGAGCTACAGTAGTATCTTTTAAATCTAAATTAGCAATCCCACCTTCAGCATAACCTGTTGTTTGAGCTTGAGTCATCGCTTGTTGTCTAGCTAAATTATCTAATCTGCCTACACCATAACCATCACGACTTAATTGTGGGTTTGCAGATGAATCTGTTGTAGCATACAAATCTTTTAAACCGCCAGTCGTTACTGTACCGCCCATAGCATAGCCATCAATATAACCACCTTTAGCAACTAAACGAAGTCCTGTGTCATTACCTAGATTTAATCTTGAATAAGGATCATATTTTTCTTCTTTAGATGATGTTTGAACAGGTGTACCATATAAATCAGATGATTCTAAACCACCTGTAATAGCCGCCCCTGCAAACGGTAATGCTGTTTTACCTAAAGCTCCCATAGCAGACTCAGCACCAATAGCTTTAGTATATGCATCTAATGCAGCTTGATTACCAGTGACGGCACCTAAAGCACCACGACCAGCTTGAGATAAGTTACCCATAAAAGTTGGATCGGGTTGAATGGAAGCAGTATTAGCAAATGTATTCGCCATTCCAATAGGTCTACCCGCTGCCAACGCTTTATCAATATCCATAGCACCTGAAGATCCAGATATTGCAGAATTAGTAGCTCCAGCATTAGTAGCATTTAACATAGCATTATTGTAAGCTAAGTCTGCTCCTGAAGTAGCATTAGGTATAAATCCACCACCTGTTGTAAGTCCTGATGAACCTCCTCCAACTCCAACAGCTGAATTAGCAGCTTCAGTAACACCTGGGATTGCAGCACCTGCAGCTTTAGCTGCATTCATAATACCCGCACCACTATAACCACCTAAGCCACCAGTTACAGCACCTAATAATTTGTTTTTATTTGTTAAAGCACCTGTAGCAGAACCCGCTAAAATACCTGTAAGCATAGGATAAGATACAAATTGCATGCCTGGAATCATAGAAGCAATACCACCTACTACTGTAGGAAGTAATGATTTAAAGAAACCACCTAAACTAAATGCTTCTGGAAGACCTGTATGTGGATTTACAGTTAATGAACCACCTTGAGACATAGCTAAACCTTGAAGGCCAGCTACTTCTGAAGGGCTCATATGAACAAGCATTGAGTCGCCATTGCGACCTAACGATGCTAAACCTTGGGGTGATTGATATGCCATAAAAAGAAGTCCTTAATTTTGGGTAATTGTATCATATTAAGATGCTGTATTGGCTATTAAAACACCTTGCAAAATCAATCCTACAATATGCGTTCCGCTTGCTGTGGAAAACTGCCATTGAAGATCGGTTTTTTGGGTATATGGAAATGGATTATTTCTTATTACTTGGTATCTTTGATCCCAAGCTGTTTGTAATACAGTTAATGTT